TATCGTTTGACTATAGAAGAAACGAAGCAAAAATTAAATGGTTAGAAGGTAAAGTTGAAAAAGAAGAAGATGAATATAAAAAAACTAAATACAAAATAGATTTAGACGAAGCTATATTTGGTAAAGCATCTATGGAAAAAATTGCTAAACATAGAATGAGAGAAATTAAGATGTGGTCTAAATTAAAAGGTGAATTTAACGATGGATCATTTAATGACAAAGACGTTAACCAACACCAGTTAGAATCTTATGGATTGCAATACCATGAAAAAGCAAAAACATTAAATGCTAACTCATCAGAAGCAGAAATATTTAATGTAATGGGACAATTACAATCATTACAAAGAATTAAAAAGTCTGGTGAATTAGAAAGTAGTTACACAGAGAAAGAAAAAATTGAACAACATGGAAAACCAAAAGTTTGATTTTATATTTTTAGGTCAATCGATTTTAAAGTATCAGGTTCCTTTAGATATATTTAACTCTATTAATTATATTTATGAAAATAACTTTCATAATTTAAAACCCGCTAATAGTCAGTTAGTAGGTAAAATAGAAAACGAACACTCATTGTTTAATTCAGTGGACAGTGAAAAAATGTCAAAACATAATATGTTGCCTATGGATGTTACAGATTTTTTTGTAAAAACATTTAAACATTATCTAACGTGGAATAAAATAAGAGATTATGAAATGCATTTAAATTCTATCTGGGTTAATGAAATGAAACAACATGAATATAACCCTGCACATGTTCATAGAGGATTACTATATACAGGTTTATCTTCTGTTATGGTTTTAAAAATACCATCTACTTATGGTAAAGAATATTCTAATTCTGAAACACCACAGAACGGTAGACTTCAAATATTAGGCGCAGCTAACGGTCAGTTTGCAAAAATAGATTATCAACCACCTATGAATGTTAGAGATTTTTATGTATTTCCATATGATATGAGACACTGCGTATATCCGTTTAATGGAACCAATGAAGTAAGAAGAACTCTTGCTGCAAACTGTGATGTAAAATTTGACCCTATTAAAAACAGAGGTGCTAGTTAATGGAAAAACAATATTACATAGATAATCACATAGGTATATTTAACAACTTTATGCCTAATGAAATGATAGATAGCTATCTAAATTATTTTAATAAGTGTGAGCAACAAGGTGCAGTCTATCCAAGACACGTAGATGAGATGTTAGTATCTGATAATGCAATAGATACTATAAGAGATACTAATGTTGCAATGACTTACAATAATAAACCTTTTATAGATATATTTTTTAAAGAAGTATATCCTCTGTATGTTCAAAAATATTCATTCTTAAAAAAATTAACTACACACAATATATTAGAGGTTAAGATACAAAAAACAAAAGTAGGTGAAGGTTATCATATGTGGCATTGTGAAAATGCTGAAATGAAAGCAAGAAATAGAATACTAGCTTTTACTGTTTATCTTAATAATGTAACTGAAGGTGGAGAAACAGAATTTTTATATCAAAAGTGTAGATTTAAACCAGAAAAAAATACAATGTTAGTTTGGCCAACACAGTTTACACACGTTCATAGAGGCAACCCACCTTTATCGAATGATAAATATATAATAACGGGATGGGTAGAATACGGATATTAATATGATAACAGAACCACGATGGAAATCTTTTATAGTTGAAACTACACAACCAATCTTTACACCTGAACAATGTAACATGATTATTCAAGCAGGAAGAAGTGAACCTAGAAATGATGCAGAGATTGGAAATTCTAAAGGAATTAAAGGTGGAGTTTATGATACTAAAATAAGAACTTCACACATTAGTTGGATACCATTTAAAAAAATGAAAGATATGTATAAAGATGTTGAGCGTGTTATGAAAGCTACTAATGGTAATCATTTTGGTTTTGATGGGATGGCCATAACTGAGATGGCACAATATACAGAATATCCAGAAGGTGGATTTTATGATTGGCATGTAGATAATGATGTAAACTTTCAACACGAACCACCGGTTCGAAAAATATCTATGAGCTGTCTACTTTCTCCTGAATCAGAGTTTGAAGGTGGAGATTTAGAACTTCAAGGTGAAGGTAAAATTGCAAAAATAAAACAAGGTCATGCATTATTTTTTGCATCGTTTATAAGACATAGAGTTAAACCAGTAATACGTGGCAACAGAAAATCTTTAGTTATGTGGTTTGGAGGAACACCTTTTAAATAATGTTTAGAGAACTCCATTTTCCAACACCAGTTTATATTGCAGATATAGAACACCCAACTCTTAATCAAGAACTTGAAAGAGATATTATAGCTTGGTCTAATAAAGATAAAGGAATGGTTAGAACTAATGTTAAAGGTTGGCATTCAACTACTGATATGGGTGAATTACCTGAGTATCAAAAATTAGTTAGTATGTTATATGCAGCGCAAAAAACTATTTATGATCAAGAACATTTAGACAGTGAAGCTGTGCTAGGTAATATGTGGGCTAACATTAATCCACCAGGTGGAATGAATAGAGCTCATCAACATCCAAACTCATTATGGTCTGGTGTATATTATATTAAAGCACCTAAAAATTGTGGACATTTAAAAATAGATGATCCAAGAGCAGCAGCTGCAATGGTTAGACCTAGACAAAAAGACGGAGAAAAACCACCAAGATTATTTAGAGAAACACAGTATGAACCAAAAGAGGGGCGACTTATAATGTTTCCATCATGGTTAATGCATTGTGTTGACCCTAATGAATCTAATGATATAAGAATATCTGTGTCTTTTAATTTTTTACAAAAATGTATGATACCTGTATGACATTTCAAACTAATAAATATCAAGTAATAAAGAATGCTGTATCATACGATCTAGCTAATTTTATATTAAACTATTTTTTACTTAAAAGAGATGCGGTAGGTTTTATGTATAAACATAACCTACATTCACAGTCCCCTATCCTTGGAACATGGACTGATCAACAAATACCTAATACTTATTCTTGTTATGGTGATTTTGTTATGGAAACACTTATGGTTAAGATGTTGCCTGTAATGAAACAACATACAGGACTAGATCTAATACCTACATATTCTTATGCTAGAGCATATAAAAAAGGTGATGAACTTAAAAGACATAAAGACAGACCTAGCTGTGAAATATCTACAACACTTAATTTAGGTGGTGATCCTTGGCCTATATTTATTGATGGCACAGGTTCTAATAATGTTATTGATGAATACAAAAATATTCATAAACCCAACGCTCCTGCAGGCACAAAAGTCTTGCTTGAAGTAGGAGACATGCTAGTATATAG